ACGACGAGCAACGCCGGGAAGCGTCATGGTCGCGTCAATGGCACCGTTTTTGATGCGAGCCATTAGAAGGGACTCCCCACGAACGGACAGCCGTAGCAGGCTTCGGACCACTCGGACACGCAGTCAGCAACCGCGCCGGGATACGGGACATAGCAAAGAGGGGCACCCGGAAGCAGTGCGACGGATTCGGCCCCACTGGGGGAGCCTTCCGGGTGCTGTTGATCTGCATTTGTCATGGCATCACTTCCCATGAAGGGCGAGAATGGCAGACGCCAAATCAAGGCCCACCCACGTACCAAAAATGATCCCGACAAGACCGAACATGAACGGAACAGCCACATCACCCAACACCTCGCGAAAGGCGGAGTAACCCGTATGACTGGAAACCTTCAACACCTTCTCGAATCCTTCAAGAACTTCGGCGAGCTGCTGACGATTGGCTCTGTCGTGATCCTGATCGGACTTGCCTTCTACGAAATCCGACTTAAACAATCGGACTTGGATGAGCGCGAACGGCGAAACAGAGTCACCGGAGCAGGCGGCCTGCTGATATTCGCTTGGGCTTGCATCTGCTACTTGATTGAGTTTTGACATGGCTTCGATCCCCATCGAAAGTCGACGGCGTGTCGACAGAACGAAAAGTACACGGATCGTGGACAGTTTGTCAATGGGGCGTGGACAAACTATCGTTCACATACCGCAAAACGACCACGGCAAACCCCCAGTATCCAGCCAAGCAGCAGACGGTATCAGCCCACGTCATGCGCACCTGCGACACAGGACACAGCCAGCAGAACGATCTATGTGTTCAGCATTGGTAATACTTCACTGGACAACCCGGCCACGGCCAATGCCTTGAGCCTGATCGATCACCGGACCTGCCATGGCGTCAGCCCGCGCCATGTTTCCGCCCTGCTGCTTGTCGTAGGTCAGGACAGGCCCGGGATTTGAAACGCCGATGAAATTATCGTTTTCAAGGAAGCCCCGGCTAGATGGAGAAGAATCGGCAGATCGGCGCGTCTCGACGCCGCGCGCGTCATCGATCCGTCCGACCCGCCGATTCTGCGCGTCAGGGCCGGAGGGATCAAACGCATAGAACATGCCACCGGCCACAATCTGTCGGCAAACGGCTTCATCCATCTGATACGGCGTGGCGTCTTGCGTGTAGCACTTGCACCGGGTAGCCGTTGAGACGCACGCAGACGGCACAGGGACGCGTTTCGGCTTCGTCAGAGCATCATAGACCGGTGCCGTATGTTGCAACGACGCCAGCCTAGGTTCTGCCTGTTTCAGATAGGCTTCCTGCGTCATGATGGTGTTGATCGGCGCTGTTTGTCCTGGCTGATTGCCTTTGGCCGGTGACACCAGCCCAGCAGGCCCTTCTTTAGACTTGGACCACCACGAATAGAAGGCCGCAGCCGAAAAAATCAGACCGAACGGAATCACTACGAGGACGAACATACGCCACGGGAGCTTTCGCTTGTGGGTATGGACTTCGGCCGACTTGTAGAGCGTGAAGGCTTCTTTCGGGTAAGCAAATTGCGTCTTGAGTGAGTCGCCCCGCGATTTGTCGCACTGTTCCTTGACTTGGCTCCATTCATGAACGACAGCGTAACCAGCGCCGAAAGCCCGCATCACATGCTTATGTGTCCCGGTGAGCCGACGAACGTTAGAGTCAATCAGCATCGGGTGTTGCGTAATAATCACCAAGTCAATGCCAAGGTGACGGTGCGTTTCGAGCTTTGCGACGTGTTCCGGAACCGTGGCCCCCGTTCCACGAGTACGGAAGACCCGCTGCGCTTCATCCAAGATGATTATCGAGTTTGGCGGACAATCAAACCACTTGAGCGGATCTTGTAGTTCAATCCAGCCCGGCACCTTACATTCCGGAATTCCGTTGTAATAGACGGGCCGGTTTTCCTTTTCCGCCCACTGCTTGACATGCCACACCGTATAGAGCGTCTTACCTGCCCCCGGCTGGCCGGTATGTAGGTAAATCATGCGTTCAACCGTCCGAGGATGAAGCGCACGGCCACAAACGAAACCATGGTCGAATACGCGCTAAATATGATGTTCAGGGCGTCGAACAGGCCAGCATGGGCGGCAAACTGTAGGAGCATCGGCCCCCAACTACCCCCGCCCGGTATTGAGCCCCCTATTCCGTTCATTCCGTTTGTAATGGTCGATATGTCGGAAATAATCGTACCTAGAATAACCTCAAAGCCCTTGACGCCAATAAAAGTAAGGCCAAGACCGGCAAGGATCAAACCCGCACGGGAGGCGAAGAATTGCGTAAGACCGGCAACGACGGAACCAAGGCCCAAGGCCGCTAGAACAGGTAATGCCATATTGCCCCCTTAGAAAACGGTGCGCTGGAATAGACGGAGCGCAAACATATAAGCCGCAAGGTGCATAAGCACACTCACGAATTCACCGATGGTACAAACGATGCTCAAATCAAAGGTATAAGTCGTTCCCATAAGCGTAAATGTCCGCTCACTTACAGGACAACCCTTTGCAAAATTGAGATAGGTTTGCTTTTTCGATTCCCATATCTCGTTTAGCTTCAAATCCTTTGCGCCATCTTTATTTAGCGCAGCATCGGCTTTTGCTTGATCGAATTGTATTAGGTTTTCATCGGCGTGAGCCGCTAGTGATTCAGCAGCTTTTGATTGCTCACACTTTTGTTCCTGCAGTGCTTTCGCAGACGCGCAGGCAGCAGGATCGCCCTCGCACGTAAAGCCTGACGCGCAATTGCCCGTGAATGCACCCTGCTTACACATCGCCGACGAGGGATTTTCGGCGCAAAACGAGCTATCCCCTTTTGTGCCGGTACCGGACGCACCAGAGGCAGACGGGTCAGGCTTAGACGTGGATTGGCTTGTTTGCGACTGGGATGTTTGCGTACCCGACGAGTTATATTCAATCGTTGTCGTCGTAGTAGTCGTTACACAATTCGTGCCGTCACATTTGACAGTCGTATCGTTTTTTGTTTCTGTTTTTGATCCATCGGGCTTTGTGGATGTACTCGTATTCGTTTTATTTTCTTGCGTCTTATTTATATCGACACACATCACGACGTTATTTACGTATCCGAAACCTTTACCGGCTTTTGCACAATCGTATTCCGGCGATGGCGGTGCTTTAGCAGTAGCTTCGGTTTGCGGAGTCGATCCGCTAGTACCGCATTTTTGCCCGGAAAACTTAGGGTTTCCGTAGCCGTACCACGACGTTCCGGCGGCCCCACCATCGAGATTTTCCGTACTCGCAAGACACCCCTTAAGACAGAAAGTATCGGGCATTTTAGAGCCCGATGTATCACCGCTGAAAGCACCATCGCCACCAACAAGATTTGCAGTGCTTTCCATCCCGTTACCGTTATTGTAATACTTGCCGGACTTATCCGAACAAGGATTTGGCTCTTTACATTGGCCCGATTCTGGTATCTGAGTTCCCGGACATTCACACTGCTGATCTGGTAACGAGCCGATTAGATTTCCGCCAATACCCTCGCACGATTGAATTAATCGGACATTGGCAATTGACGAGCCATTTGTTTTGCAGCTACCAACAAAATATTGCGAACCATAAAAATATCCGGCGTACCCCTCAAATGTCGCACTATTGTTTTTCGAGCACGCATCCGAACCAGTGGAACCGGAAAACGAACCCGCCAAATAAACTGTATTGGCAGGAGCCGTACCCGCGAACGAAACGACAGAGACCCCGCCAATTAATAGACCAATGGCGAAATAAAGGAACAGACGAAGAGCGCGCGGAATCATGACAAAAGAATCCAAGCCGCACCCAATGCGCCAACCAGCAACCAGAACCCCATATGACCCCCTACGCGCAAAAAAAAAGGAGAGGGGAACCCCCTCCCCCCTGATGCCGACATACGTCGATTACATCGCCCGACGAACCCACTTGTAAACCTTGATGCCGACCATCACCAGCAGGACCGCCGAGCCGATGGAGGCAATCGGCGCAGCAGCGCCAGTGATGGCAGTCACGACGCCCGAGACATCGACGTCAGCAGCATGGGCACCGCTGGCAGCCACGGCCGCGGGAACAGCAACGAGTACGAGCTTGCGAGCCTTGACGAGGCCGGAACGAATTTGTGCAGTCATGATTTTCTCCTTCAAAATATGCCGGTGAGGGACCGACAACCCGTAAAAAAACTATTCATCGTCACGTTCATCAACACGAAGCGCGCGCGATATGGCTTTAAAGATCCATGCAATTGCCCAAAGCATAAGAATAGCGACGAGCAAGTTTTGAGCGTCAGCAACGGAAATAGAAAGCGGCAGAAGTTCAACAGGACCAGAGCTACCCGAGCCAGAACCAGCAATACCGCCATTTGTTTGAACCGTTGAGCCACATGCCGACACAGTTCCCGGATCTGAGCCATACCATGGAGACGGCTGGATATAACTAGGCAGGGTCGCATTGACAACATCACATAACGGGATAACCAATTCCTTGATTTGCCCGCTACTAATCACCTGCGCCGTGCCAGAAGTCGGCACATACGACAATATGCGGCAATCACCGGACGCACACTGGCCCGACTCGTTGTAATAGTAAAACGCTCGACTCGCAGCCTCTTGCAGCGTCGCATAGCAATTCCCCGTAGCCGAATAGCCAGCAAACGCCGGAGCCGAGAGAAACGCAACGAGCAGCAGAAGAAGCCTAGCCACGGTCAGAACCTGCCTTTTCATCCTCAAAAAATCCGACCACCTCGCCAAAACCGTCCAAGTGATAGTCAGACGCTTCAACAGCCTCTTCGGGCGTATCAAAACGACCCGCCAAGGACAGACGCCGGGTGGTTCCCACATCACCCCGGAAAGGGCGAAGGAATAGACCGGACTCACGATCTTGAACCACCCAGACGGCACGCATGATTAGCCCTTCGCAGCCGCCAGCGGCTTGATCGACTTCATGATGGTTTTTTGAACACGGCCGGAAGTCACGAATTCGATTTCGCATTCCGCCATGAACGGAAACGGCAAGTGCTTGTACTTTTCGTACTCATCCGACTTGCCGAAACTGTATTCAGCGGTGGCGAAACCGCGAGCCGTCCCCTTGGATTCATCAAACCCGGTTTCAACATAGACCTTAGTCGAGTCATACGCGACACCCTCCATGTCCCCCTTGGAAGCCTTCATTCCGGTGACTTTCATCTGAGCAACAAACGACATGACTTTTCCTTAATCGCCTACAACAAGCCCATATTCGTCAGCGAGGCAGGCAGACGGGGCTAAATGGATTGGAGCAGGACCAAAGCGGTAATCCGGCACCTTGAGGCGAGCAGGACACTCAAGCGTGTCGGACTGGACGCGAGCAAGGAGCACGTCAGGGCCGAGCACTTCGGCGAGAAAGCGCAAGTACTTGCCGTATCCGTTTTTAATGTTTTCGAGCGCCTTATCGACGCTGATCTGCGCGGCCTTGGTCTTTGTGGCCATGCGAGAAGGCTGAATGTGATGCGCGATGATTTGCAGGCAGGGATACGCACCGACAAAGTACTGACTCGGATTAATGAGCACGTCCAAGGGGATGATTCGGTCCGTGTTGTGAAACTCGACTTCGGCACGGTTCCACTCGGATTCCCTGTCGCCCTGTTCTCTGCCCTTTTCGTAACCCCGGAAGAACTTTCCGTTCTTGCGGGAGCCGATGGTTATAGTTCGCCCGGAGCCGTCCGGATTCTTCCAATCACCCACATAGCCATGCTTCGGAGTACGACGAATCGTGAAGCCACCTTCATCGTGAAGCTTGTCGGCCATATCGACATTCCAGTAATCCCCGGCAAAGCAATCGTGAGCGAGATCGACGCGGGTAATCGTCGGCCTGACTGCTTTGACTGACAGCCACTGGAATAAACGACGCTCCCACCCATCCGCAGCAGCCATGCAGCCAGTCCCGTGAATCACAAACAGGACGGTTTGATGCTGATTGCTCCCACCCATGGCGACATAGCCAGCCCCATCACCGAGACACCACGAATCCGCGTAGAAGTCGCGTTTCTTGCCTTCGTGGTCGGTGACACCGAATCCGAAAATCGACGTGAGCACCGCAGAGGCTTGCCGGATCATTTCATCATCCGTGAGCGGCACAGGCCGGCAATCACGACGGAACGAATCCTCATGCACGACGAAGCGAAGGCAATCGATAAAGGCGCATTCACCGGGAGAAGGCGAACGGACGAGAACGGTTTTCAGTTCTCCGGAGTCGGTCAGAAGGATTTCTGTTTCGTGGAGCGATTGCGCTACGACTGCCCATTCCGGGCGCTGAACCGAATTTCCCCCCCTATTAGACAGGGAGGTATAACCAGCAGCGCCGCCCGACGCGGCCCCAGCGTGTCCTACGGCCCCGCCCGCGGCCGCGACGGCCTCACGCACAGCCTGTTCTATCCCCTGACATTCAGCGGCGGTCAAACGGGCAGACGCCTCATTCTTGAGGGTCTCGGAAATAGTCGGGACGTAGGGAGGAAGACGCTTGATCGAGGCCATTACTTCGACCCCTCATTTTCCGTAACGCGTGACGGAAATTCATTCGCCTGATCTTGGCGACGCTGGCGATACTCGCGCATCCGTTGAGCGGCGGTTTTGGCTTTGCCCGTGGCAGGACGACCACGACGACGAGCAACGCCGGGAAGCGTCATGGTCGCGTCAATGGCACCGTTTTTGATGCGAGCCATTAGAAGGGACTCCCCACGAACGGACAGCCGTAGCAGGCTTCGGACCACTCGGACACGCAGTCATCAACCGCGCCGGGATACGGGA